TCTGATTGGAGAAGTGATGTTGATATTCAAGAGTTGAAATTTGGTGAGAAAGGAAAGACTTTCTTCTATAATGATCCAAAAGCAAGAAGAGATACACTAAATCAAACTGGAAAAGATCCTGGATATGTTAGTGGTGATGCAGTAAAATCATATGTTGGTAACAAAGTAGGTGATGTTGTTAAGTCCGCAGGAAAGTCAGTAGTAGATTATGCAGTAAAGAATCCTGGTAAGGCAACTGCTATTGGGGCAGGTATTGTTGGTGCCGGACTTCTTGCTAAGAAAGTCCTTGGTGGTGATAAGAAGAAAGAAAATAACGAACAATATACCTTTGAAGATTTCATGGAAGCAAAGGCTCTAGACCCTGCATTAGCTGGTGCTGCTTCTATTCGTCAGACAGGTGCTGGTGGTCGTAAGTATCCAGAAAGGAAGAAGAGTGAGGGAGAGAGAACGAGAGTCAAGGCAATTGGTGGTGGTAAGACTGCCCCTGTTGCCTCATATAAGGACAGAAAAGATATTGGAGACACAAAGGCTCGTTCTAATGTAGAACAACAACCACAGAAAGAGAGAGGAACTGCAGGTCTTTCAGCTAAAGAACAACAGAGAAAGGCATATAGGGAGAGAAAAGCTAGAGAGAGTGGTGGTTCTACTGCACCAAAGAAGAAGGAGGCAGAGAAGACAGCAACAGAACTTTTGAAGAAGAAGACAACCAAAGCTGTGGCACCTGGTTATAAACCAGCACAGGCATCTGGTATGACTAGAGCTGAAAGAGACAAGAGGAGAGGTGAAGGTGAGAGAATGTTGAAAGGTATTATGAAGGACCAGGAAACTTCTAAGTATAAGAAAGAAACAGGTCAGAATCCTGATGCTAAGGGTAGAACAAAGATACTTGGAAGGGTTAACAAAAGGATGTCAACATAATATAATGAGAGGGTGAATAACCCTCTTTTTTTATGAAATATATTGCAACTAAGAATATTACTATCAACACAAAGATTGGCACCAAGGTTAAAACTCTTCAGTTAGTTCTTGATAAGGTTGTATCACCATCAAAACTGAAGGAGTTATCTAAACGACAGATTAGAGAATACACCAAAGAAGTATATGAAGGTGCAGATCTATCATTCTTGACACCAGAGGACAAGAAGTATTATAATAAACACAAGAAAGACCCTGATATGCAATGGGCACTTGATATGGTATATGAAGAACAAGGAACAACCAACTAATTCAAACATACTGACACCGAAACCACCTAAAAATGGTTTTATTGTTGGTGCTTGGGATGACCCAGAGATGTATGCTTGTGTTCCCTTTTGTGGTAGGTTAATGATTATCCACCAAGGAAAACAACTCAAAGTATGCAATAATGGTGATAGTGCTCGTAACTTTATTGACAAACACAAGAAACGTAGAAAGAAATAATATACCTCACCTCTAAATTGCTCTACTGATGTAAGACACACAAACAAATGACACACTCCTCCACAGGTCAACGAGTTGGAACCCTTACTGAACTTGCTGAACTAAAGAAAACATATCGTAAACAGGATTTTAAGTTTACTCAAGACCAACGTCAACGATATGATTTACTTCTAGAACTTCGTCGTAGTCATGTTGCTGAATACTATGAAGATGGTTTAGTTTGGATTGGTCCATCCATGGCAGGTAAGAAACTAGAAGAGGATGACGCAGAATGATTACTCTCAAACGAGTATGTTCACTGAAGACTAAACAACTTCGGTGGACATATGATGGCAAAGTTCTTCTCAAGTCACACGAAGTTGCTGCCATTGGTAGAAAGAATAAACTACCTATTTTAAAATGACAACATTTAATTGTAAAGGTGCCTGGTATGATAAACAGGGACGAAGACACAACTTTGAGATTGAATCTGATCGATCAGAGCGTTCATTTATCAAAGAACTTGTAGAGTCACGGTATCCCACAAATCGTGTGGTAATCAACAATGTCTCACAAAAACGATAAGTTTATTGTTACTCACCTCTAAATTGCTCCACTACTGTAAGACACTTCAACCACTATGGCAAACACACATCTCCCACATCCAGAAGATACCATCCTCACGGGTGATCTGAGAGCATTCAGAGATCTTTATGGACCTGGACATGTGTCCCTTAAGATTGACGGTGCTCCCTCTATTGTGTGGGGTAAACATCCAGAAACCGGTCGGTTCTTTGTGTGTACTAAAGCGGCATTCAACAAGAAAAAGAATCGTATCTGTTACAACAATGAGGATGTTCATACTCACTTCGGTCATCAGGAAGATGTAGCAGACATGCTATTTTTGATGTTGAAGTATATTCCTCGTGACATCTTCACTGGTGTTTATCAGGGTGACTTCATGGGTTTTGGTCGCACAAGTGCCTTCATGAACAACACTCTAACTTATGTGTTTCCTGAAGTTATTCAACAAAAACTTGTCATCGCACCTCACACAATCTATGATGTAGTTGGTAAGTTGTCTGACGCAGTTGCTGAACCTCTTCGTGAGGTATTTGTTGACACCCCACACATCAAGTGGGTTCAACCTTCTGTCGATTTCATTCATCAGAATGTCAAACCTCCTGTGTTCAATCTCAGTAAGATTCAGTTTATGACTGACAAAGAGTCATTCGTAGCTCAACAACAGGTCAACGCTCTCATCAAGTCAGGACAAACACCTGAAGATTGTGATCTTAACTGGATTCTAGGTGATAATCAACTCACCAATCTTTATCAGTTGTTGATTGACATCAAAGAAGATCTCATGAAGTCTATGATTGTTCATGACTCTCCTAAGTGTTATCTTCCTGATGGGACTGAGGTTGTGGGTGAGGGTTTCGTATTCTATTCTGAGTCTGGTCGTTCTTACAAACTCGTCGATCGTCCTGTGTTTGCATATACTAACTTCACCACTGGTAAGTTCAACTAACTAGAAGGGGTGATAATATTACTCACCCCTAAATTGCTCCATCTATGTAAGGTTACACACCATGGATCCAATCACGATTTCGAGATCACACTATGACACTATTGTTGAGAGTGTAGAGGAAGTCCTCAAAGTTCTCAATAAAGTAAACTACGATTGTGATTCTGATGATCCCAAAAATGTTTGTCACACGGCACCATTTGCTGTGGGATACTCACAAAGTGTAGTTACCCAACTTCTCTCTAACCTCAAAACAATCAAGGAGAACAACTAATGAATTCCACCATGGAAAATGTGATCGATGTGATGGGTGAAACCTATTTCAGTAGGTTCATGGACTTTGTAGACAATGAGGATTTAGAAACATCAAAGGCACTCATGGATGAGTGGATTGTTGATGGTCAAGATCCTCAAGATGGTGGAGTCGAGTTCATTTGGTTAGAAGAATGATGAGATTATTTCAAAAGATTGCATCAAGTGCTATTGGTCTATCACTCCTTACAATTCCGGGTGTGAGTGCAGAAACAAACTCAAATCATGATGGACTAAAAAGAGCTCTGAATGATGTAGGTGTTGAAGTCTACTTAAATGACACAAAGTTGTGTGATGGTGGTAAGTCTGGTATGTATTCTCCTGACTATAATGCAATTATGATATGTCAGGATGATAGAATTGAAACATCAGATCAAGAGGTTGAGTGGACAGAAAATGATTATGATACTTTGAGACATGAATCACAACATGTTGTTCAGGATTGTATGGAAGGAATTAATAATAACAAGATGTCACTATTTTTTAGTGACGAAATAGAATATCTGGAGTTTGTAGTTATGGGTTTAACAAAATCAGAGTTCTTTCACATTGTCGAGACATATCGATCACTTGGTGATGATGTTCTCTTTAATGAATTGGAGGCATTTGCTGTAGCTAAAAGTGTAAAACCTGACACTATTGCTAAAGCTCTTCGTGGTATATGTAAGAATTAATGTTACTCACCTCTAAACTGCCCTATTGATGTAGGAGACGGACCCACCGACACCTCCCTCCTCTTCTCTCTTTTCTTTCACACTTCAAACCAATGGGAACTCGTTCACGAATCGGAATCAAACTCACTGATGGTTCTATTCTCTCGGCATATCACCACTGGGATTCATATCCTCAGTGGTTGGGTGTTAAACTTGTGAAGCACTTCAACTCACAAGAATTGGCATCTGATTTGATTGATGGAGGTGATATGTCCGCATGTTATTCTACTCACACTTTTGAATCTGAACCTATCAAAATTGAAGTGATTCAACCCGATGGTTCTTCCAAGTTTGAGTATGTTCAGAACAAAGATGGTGAGACTGTTTACACTAAAGTCAAGGCAGAAGCATCACCTCAGTATTACTCAGAACGTGGTGAGAACACTCCTCCACGTTTAGATAAGGATCTCTTTGAGTTCCTTGATAAAGGTGAAGAATACGCATATATCTGGGAAGAAGGTTTCTGGACTTGTTATGATCTTCATCAGTTTGATGATCAAGAACCTGAAATCGTAGAGATCCCTCAAGTTCTCTGATACTAACTGAGGTGGGTAGATTGTTACTCACCTCCAAATTGCTCCACTTATGTAACCACACATTCAAACTATGATCAACTACCTCGTCAAATGTCCATCCGATCCTTATGAGAACACCAGTTGCCCCGGTGATCTCGATAGGGCATGGGATATCTGTTTCAATCTCTCTGAAGAGTACGGATACGCAGAGGTTGGATATTACAATGTCAAAGGACATTATCAACTCTTAGGTGACTACACTAACGGTCGTTAATATGAACTACACTAAAGAACAACTTGTAGATGCACTTGTCCATGAGTGGGAGTATCTCTGTCATGACGATTATGATCCACAAGATCCGACACCAGAAGAATATCGCAAAGAGATGGAAGAACTTACAATCGAAGAATTGATTAAAGAGACTGACACAGATGACGAATTTACATTACACGATTTCATGGATGTTCACAGTTAATAAAGTTACTCACCTCTAAACTGCCCCACTATTGTAATCACTCATTCAACTTATGACACTCACACAAACCAAAACTGAATTCCTCACTGAATCACTCATCGAACAAGTCAATGACCGTTGGAAGGTTAACTCAATCGAGTCCGGTCGTTCTTTCTATTCTCGTCTGAGTTATAAGGTCGCTAAGAAGTACATCAAAGTTCTTCAAGGTCGTGTTAATCCCGATGGTTCATATGAGACTGAGGGTGTGTTTATGTTCATCGACAAAGAGACTGGATATGTATACAAACCCGCATCATATAAGGCACCTGCTAAGGGTATCCGGTTTCATCTTGAGTCCTTAGTTGAGCATCCTGGTCTGGTAGATCCTTACGGTTCTTTCCTCTACGTTCGTTGAACTTATGGGGTGAGATTACTACTCACCCCCAAATTGCTCCATTTATATCAACCACACCACAACCATGAAATTCTCACCAATGACCAAATCCACCCGGGCAGGTATCAGTGGTAAGATGATTCGTTGTCCTCATTGTGGAACAACTGCAAGAATCTATCACTTTTCATGGTGCGCATTGAGTTGTCAAGGTTGTGACAAAATGGTTGACAAGTATGAATATGATGTTGAGACAAAAGAAGTGATTAAGAGATGATTATTGTTACTCACCTCTAAAGTGCATCATCTATGTAATTCTGTTTTATCTCATGACATTTCTCAACTGGGTTCAAGAAGCAATTGGATGTAAAGTAGAGGACGAAAGGACCGGTATGATTCACACTATTACCGGTGGTAAGTTACTCGCTGATTCACCTATGTGGCCCATGATTGAACTCACCGATGAGACTGGTGTTGTCAGATTCGCAACTCTTGATAGGTTTGAGGAAATGATTTCAGTGGGATAACATTCCCCCTCTTTTTCTATAATTTCGTTTGAGATGACCTATGACACCCTCACCCCATTCAAAACGTCTAGAAATCGATTTATGACACCTTACAGAGGATGTATGATTAATATTGTTACTCACCTCTAAAGTGCATCATCTATGTAAGACACACTTCAAACCAACCATGTATCAACTCCAAATTTTATTTCACAAAAAAGGTGACTGGGAGAACACAGTTTACCAACCAATGGAACTTAATCGAGTTCAATCTATTCTGAAACATTATCAATCAGTCTGGGGCAATACTCACTCCTATCGTATCACTCCAATCAACTGAAA